TGGGCTAAAGGCGCTGCTGATTTTTTCTCCGCACCTCCAAACACCTTTTTAAAGATGCCCATATGCTGCGTCTCCTATCTATGCGAACATCACGAAATCGTCATCCGCATAAGCACTGCGGCGAACCGGTTTGCGGTTCATGGCTCTGTCAAGCGCCATGATAAGCGCCACAATAGAATCTATTTTGTCTCCGGCTTTGTCTTTCGCCGGTTTGACGTTAGCCGCTGCGTCTGTATCAACAGCGAGGTTATCCATTTGCCAACGCACGCACGGATTTCCTCCGTGGCGTATCATCGGGTTTTCGGCAGTGCCTTTAGCGCTGAGTCTAGCTAGTTCTTTAGTAGGCCCGGTAAAGCTCTTTATACCTTGTATGAATTGCACAAGAATTTCTGGTTTAAGTTCTTTATTGAGTTCGTTAACCAGCATCTGAGCATTCCATTTATCGTATGCTATTTCTTTCACGTCGAACGTATTGCAGTCAGCGAGGATTTGTTTAGTGACGTAATCGTAGTCGCACACATCGCCTGGCGTGGTCTGTATAATGCCTTGCTTGGCCCACACCGACGCCATTCCGTGCGTCCTGGTGTCTAGGCTCGGTATAGCACCTTCGGGCGCCCAGATACGGAACAGGCAATCGTAGCCTCCGCTGATGTCAGGAAACACAAGACTAAACGCGGTGAGGTCGGAAACGCTGGCAAGATCGAGCCCCCCGTAAGCCTCTTTTCCTTTTAGCGTATGCTCGTCCACTATGGATGCGTTACGATTCCAGTGCTCCATGCGAATAAACTTCGTGGTTTGCTTGGTACGTATGCCTAGGTGCAAGCGTTGGAAGCTAGCTAGGTCGGTGGGATTTTCTAAAGCCTTGGCCGCAGCCATTTCCATGTAAGAGCGAGGCACCGAAATACCATAGCTCGGATTAGCTTTCTTCCATGTCTCTGGATCGCTGATATCATCGTCGATATCAGCAGCCCACACGCAGCCGTATAACGTCGGCATCTTCACCGAGCCGTTAGCGACGCTCTCAAACATCTTACGCTGCTGTGCGTAAACGGATTCCTGGCGGCCGTCGTCGGCTGTCGTGATAATGACCAGAAGAGGTTGTGTGCGTGATACGGTACCTGTCTCTACGGCTTCTAACAGCTTGCCGTCTTTGTGGATATGTAATTCATCGACGACAGCGCCGTGTACGTTCTTGCCATGCAAGAAGTCGCCCACAGAGCCGAACGCCGAAAACCATGAACCGTCTGGTTTTATGATCTTGCCGGCTCCGGCTTTGATACCCGCTTGCTTAAACGCTGGACTTGCTGCTGCTACGGCTCGTGCAGGCTCGTACGCGGCGCCTGCTTGGTCTTTGGTGCCGGCGACAGCCAGCACCTGAGCTGCGGGTTCTTTATCGCCAAAAGCTAGATAAAGAGCTAATCCCGCAGCTAGGGTTGTCTTCCCTTGCTTTCTAGGAAGGTCAATGTACAGCTTACGAATGATGCGAACCAGGTCACCGTCGTCATTTGGGGCAACCCAAGAAAAAGTAGGCCCGATCAGATAAGCAACTTGCCACGCATCAGGTTCTAGAGGTCGACCCGCCCATTTTCCTTGGGTATGTCTGAGTAAACGCAGGAAAGCTATAACTCTGTCTGCCCTGGCGCCATCGAATACCGCGCCTTTTACGTTACGAGGCTCTGGTGTCTGAAAAGCCGGCGGAGGAACATTTGTTATGTCGTAACCGCGTTTAGCTAGGTAATCCTTGACTTCTGGGCTGAGCATATCCAGCCCCTTTCAGAACTTAGGTTACGTACGGTGTGGTCCCCGTATTTCTGGGCGGTGTCGTACCATCGTCGACAGGGGTCGTTGTGCCGCCAGAAGCGGGAACGGTGGTTCCTGTGTTTCGAGAAGGCGTCGTACCCTCGTCGCGCGGCGGCGTAGTAGGCGCCCTAACAACAACCGACAGAGCATCTACTCCTACAGCAACGTCTGCCAACGTTTTAACCATCGTCAAGGTAATTGCGTCTGCCGCGTTGACGGTGTCGGTAAGCGCAACAGCGAAGGTCAGCGACACAGCGTCCAGAGCAGAACTTATGTCTGCAAGGAAAACTTGAATATCTGGTGATAATGAATCTAGCCCCGTACCTGTGTCACTGAACGGAGTTGTTACAGCTACACTAAGTACATCAACGACTACGCCTACATCAGACAACGACGCCGCGACTATAGCGTTAAAAGCGTCAATCCCCGAGCCGCTGTCTATCATGCTAACCGGGTTTGTGGCAGCTAGGCTGTCTGTAACGGCGCCTGTGTCTGCAAGGCTCTTAGGAACTGTAACGCTTAAAGCGTCTGTGCCTAGGCTCGTGTCCGCGAGGCTGACAGCGACTGTCTCAGCCACGGCATCGACGCCCTGAGATGTGTCAGACAGGGTCACTGGGTTTGTAACAGCTAGATTGTCTAGACCGATGGCTGTGTCGGCTATCGCCAACGACACCGTTTCGGCCAGCGCATCTGTGCCGCTGCCGTTGTCTGTAAGACTTTTAGGAACTGTGACGCTTAAAGCATCTACGCCCACACCGGTATCTGTCAGCGTCAATGTTACCGTTTCGGTGACATTGTCGGTGCCCGTGCTGGTGTCAGCTAGTGTCAGCGCTGCGGTTTCGGTTAGCGCATCTACTCCAGTGCCGGTATCTGCTAAGGCGGCTGTCGCAGTTTCAGCTAGCGACTCAACGCCACCACCAACATCAGTTAGACTTCGGGGCACCGTGATAGCTATCGCGTCAACGCCAGAGCCCGTGTCTGCTAACGGTAACGTGACCGTCTCGGTTAAAGCGTCGGCTCCTGTGCCTGTGTCGTTAAGCAGAATCAGAAATGCGAGTTTGGCTCGTACGATCCTAGGCTGGATCGGAAAAGCTCGCCCAGCCCTCGCCATCTGCTACTCCTCGAAGTATAGATTAACGCGCACGTTCGGAGTTCCCGACGGTGCGGTGACTCGCAGAGCGAGCATCGTAGACAGCGCTAGAGAGATTTCTCTACCCAAGGGGTATAGGTACGAATACGCCTGCAGCGCAGGAACGTACAGCGAAGCAACCACCGTGGGGCTAGTAGGCTCTGCTGAATACGTGGACGTCGTTGACACGACGCTAGACGTGCCACCGATCTTAAACGGCGTCACCCCGGCCGACGTGCCACCTGTAGTGAATTTCGTAATTTCAACTAGATATTGCCCGGTTGTCACCGTACCGTCGGAAGAGAAATCAAATCCAATCAAGGCAGGCGAAGACGTGGCTCCAGCAACAAGAGCTATGATAGTCTTAGCTGACGTAGATGTTGCTATAGCGCCGGAGGTAGAAACAAACTGAGTCCCCATAGACATTAGCGTGCCTCCGAATTAGTAGTAAGTTCTGAAGGCGCGTAACGTGCCAAAATATCTAAAGCCCATGCGATTAAATCATCAGTACGCTGGCCACGGGGATGCTTACTTGCCCACAACTCTAGATTCTCTAATCTGTTATCTGTCTTTACGCCATTTATGTGATGAACAGTTTCATCAGGATGTAACTCTCGACCAAGAGCTTGCTCCATAACATACCTATGCTCTAAAACTCTGCCTTCTTTTCTTAAGTTTATACGAACATAGCCGTTATCATTTAACCCTCTAGAAGGCGGTTTTTTAGAGTAATTCTTATTTAGTACAATGTACCCTTCACTGTTTAGATACCTGCCGTACTCGTCACGCGATCTAACAGCTTGCCATCTACAAACATACGAGCAGTATTTGTTATCCTTGGCGTCTTTCAAGCCTTGAGTGTGTCTTTTAATGAATTCAGTGCTGCATGACTCACAAAAAGCAGTGCCTAGGCGACATTTTTTAGAACAAAACTTAGCAGAGGGACCTGTGGGCTGAAAAACCACAGAACAAGTACGACATATTTTAACTTTGAATTGTTTACTCACAGATCCCCTACCTAAAAATCACGAAATGGAAATTGTCGCCGTTGCGGTCCATACTTGGCCACTAGCCTTCGTACCCTGCGCGATCGACGTTTTGTGATTAAGAAGAACGGCATTAACTGTGCTAGCGGACGAGACAGTAGCGGTGCCTACGTCAATGCCCCACTCGTTCCACGCGTAGTTACCGTCGGCTGAAGCAAACACAGCAACAGCGGTAATCACGTTAGACGGAATGGTAACAGTGCAGGTTTGAAACCAGCGATGCGTTGATCCTGAGACTGCGGATAAATCGGTGTCGCCGATAGCCGCAGTACCCCCGCCATCGCCGGTGCCTACCCGCGCGGTAGTCGTGGTAACAGCGTTTCCGCCGCCTGCGTTAATCAGCGCCACGATGCGAGTAAGGCCCGCCGTGGTGAGAAGATTCTTGTCAACGCTAGTCTCGCTATAAGGCAGCAAGCCTAGCGCATAGAAGTCTTCCGGCGTAGGTGCTACAAAGCCAGCGTCATTAGCGGCTTTTACAGCGGCTTCATCCCAGCGAGCGATACCAAGCTGAGCGTGCCAGTTAATAGTGTCTTGCGCCATAGGGGTTTCTCCTTAAGAAACTGGCATTATCGAGTAGCCGCTCTTATGATAGCGGTAGATGGTACGATGATAGGCGACCTAGCGGCGGCAGGTGCAGGCACCTTAATAGACGCAAATGTTGTCCACCACCAGTCAGAGCTACCAACGGCGGCTTGTGCTGACTTAGAACCTGAAGTTGTATTATCGGCAGTAAACAGCGACTCCCCGTTAGAGTCTGCTATACGGTTAGTAAATCCGGCAGCCGTGTTTACTGTTTGCGAATTGAAATGACTTAATCCATAGACTAAATCAGAACCTGTTGTTGCCGTTCCTGTTAAAGCTGCCGGCTGTGTTACTGTGGTATCTTGTCCCTGAGTAGTAAAGTCTAAAGGCGTTGCTGAGGTGTCTCGACCAGACCACAACCCGGACCAGGTTTGCCCGCCACCGTCAGCTCCGGAAAAGGTGAAATTCCATGTTCCGGAATCAGCCCCCGTAAGACGTTTCCAAAACCAACGAACAAAACCATGCGAAGCAACAAACGTAGTAGCGGTAAGCTCTGTCCATGTTCCGGCACCAGTAGGCGGAGTCACGGTGACGTTGTTAGTCAAGAAGATCCACGCAAACGCGATATCGTTAGTGGCCGCTGACGACGGGACTGTCACAACGCGACTAGAGGCACTGCTACCAAAAGCACCAGAGGCAAAAGATCGTAGTGCCACTGCTCACATCCTTACGGAGTTATCTGTGCGCCTGTGTCAGCCCACGTGTTATTCAACCAAACGTTGCCGTTGCCGGATCCCCAGCCCGTCTCAGGGCCGTAGATACCGCACGTCGCGTGGTACTGTTTGCCATACACGTTATTCTGCCATACGATATGGTCGGCTACCGGGAATCTCTTGGGTAGGGTTCCTTCGTATGTGCAATACGAGCCTTCTGTGTTAAACAGGTTATTGTCTACAACCCAGTCTGAGATAGTAGCGAAATCACCATACAACGACATAGCCGCCGAACATCCGGACACACCGCAATCGAGGTTATTGTGTCGCACGACAGCGTTACCCCCGCCGCCGTTTGACGACAGCGCCGTCTTGTGAACGTCGGAATTTGGACCTAGCCCATGAACGTAGTTATCGTGGATATTGACGTTAGCGGGGGCCGCGTTTACCATAACACCGGTGTCCCACCCGGAGATGTCTGAGTACGCGAGTGTAAATCCACCGCCGTAACCGCCGCCAACAGCATAATCGTTATTAGTGGTTGAGGCTTTGCCTTGTCCGTCGACGGTCAAGTGGTCAAGAACGATACCAGAGATTTCTAGGGTATCGGTGTTGTCCCACACAGTCAGCTCGGTGCCGAGGAGTTTTACGTTTCGCAGCGTGACGTTACTTGCCTGGATGCGCAGGGAGCCGTGGTCAGTGGAGATTACCGCGTTCTCTATAGTCGTACCCGGCGTAGTGATTGTCATTGGACCGGTGTACGGAGTCAGCGCCACGCTCGGATCGACACCTGTGTTCGAGGCGTTCGGCCATCCGCTAGGCGGCGGCAGCGGAGACGTCGGGGGAACTGTGGTAGGCGGAGGTGTCGTAGTCGGCGGCTCCGTTGTTGGAGGCGGAATCACCCCGGACTGTTTGAATACCGCTTGAATAGCTACGTAGCGGTGCGCAGCCGAGAAGGTCCATTTCGCAACCGGTGATGTCGTACCAGTAGGTATCTTGTCCTCTAGGTTCAGGTTGCTACCGACGTTCTGCCGCGAGGCGAACCCCGTACCCGGCTTGATCGTGTTGCCGCCGCTGGAGGTGTCCATAACAGCCCCAACAGAAACCCCGCCCACAGCAGCTGAGGTGGACGTGGACGAAACAGCATCCTTGCCCGTGGTAGCTGTAGCCAGGTTGGACGAGACGCCGTCTAGCATGTCTACGCCAGAGTATTCGCTGATAGCCAAAAAGCGATAAGTCACCGAAGTAGGAAATGTTACGGTTACGGTGTCGTTGCCGCCCGAAGTACTAGCGTAGAACAGCCCTAAACCCTGTTGTCCAGGAGCGTCATTCACAAAGCGAGCCTGAGACCACGAACTACCCAGCGTATCGGCCACGCTGGCTACAAGAGTCTTCGATGTGTCATAGGACACGGCTACCGCTAGCAAATCTCCTGAGGACGTCGTCAGTGTCTTAGCGATCGACGAACTCCCGGCGGTGCTCGACGTAGACACCGACTGAACGTACGCCGGACTCGTGCTCGCTCTGGCTCTGTTCTTTGAGACAGCGAGACAACCAACGATAACCAGCAAAGCTGCGACGAACACAGCCGAAATAACGGCTGCCTGATTCCGCTCTGTCACGCCTTCTCCTCTGTTAACGAACACTGATATTAACGGGAACGTCGTGCCTTACTAGCGAAGCTATTGGGTTATTTCTGGTATGACAATTGTCGTACACCATGTGCAGCGGGGCAGAGCTATGCACGCCATGCCAACCGCCGAGAGCGCAGTCACGATATGACACCCGAGCCGCGCTACGATAGCTGTGTGTTTCATAGTTCCCCCACGGCTTATTAGAGTTGGCGGTGTCGTCTAGAGCGGTGAACGAGATATGCCCGGAGCCGCCCCAACCGGAATCGATTAGCTTTGACTGCGGTCCTCGAAGCTCGGCACGGATGCGGTTGGCAGATAAGACACAGACAGAATCGTTGTGCTGTCCTTGAGGTAAATGTAACATGATGCCAGCAGGCACGCCGTTGTTAGACTGTCCTGTGTGTAGCCAGCTGTTGAACCCGTCGATGGTGACGGACCCACCGTAGTCGAGTCGTATGTAGTCGCCATGAGACCCCTCTAGCTTGGTATTGCGGAACGAGTAGTTAAGGAACTGGTCTTCTTGGCTGTGCCCAGGCGTCATCCCTGACCAAAACCAAGCGCTCGAGAAGCTCGCATCGTTCCCCAACGCCACTTGATCGAAGACGATTTCTGAGTTTAGGTTGGCGTTTACCGAGCCGTTGAGCCCTACGCCGTAATCCCAGGAGCCTTGCCATTCGATGCGTTCAAACCGCCCATCCTGGTTACTAGCAGTTGAGTTAGACAAGAAATAAAAGCCTGATGCATTCGGCACAATAGAGCGTACGGTGAAATCTTTGAATTCGAAATTGCGCAGCTGTCCTTTAGCGGAGAGCATCGGCTCTGTGCCCGCCCATGCCAGCACCGTAGATCGCTTCGCTAGGCCTTCCCACCGTACCCCTTGGAGCTGCCCAGTATTAGCCGGGAGCAGCGGAGTACGTAACGTCGCTGTCCCCGAGAATGCAAACACCAAACGAGTACGAGGGAAAGGGCCGTAGCGATCTGCAAGCCATTGTGTCACACCTGCTTGCACGGCTTGTTCGGTTGGTTCGTTGATGACGGTATAAGGTAGGCCTGTGTAGCCGACTACGGTCATCGCTTCTCCCTATAAATCTTGGATAATCGTTACCACAGAATTAGCACCGCGATGAAGCTCCTGCGCAACACTCTTCATCGCAGAAGATACTTGCTCGGGTGCTGTGATTACCCAAAAGACCAGAAAACCTATCATTAGCCCATTAACTATTTTCTTCATCACAGTAGGCGTATCCGTTGTTTATGTCGTTTAAACATACGCTAACCCCCAAGCAACCAACCCAACGTGTACCAACAAAAGTGCGCATATGCCTACTATCATGAGGGGGCGGATACATAGTTCCTCAAACTTGCCGCCAGCTTTGAACCTCAACGGCAACTTGATATCCCGCCAACCGCGATACGGCCAAGTCAAGGGTAGCCCTCGAATCGTGCCTATATCTCCTGCAAGATGGGTGAGATAGCCGAGAGAAACGGCGAACCCTATCCACCAAAACGGCGAAGTTAACCCTACTAATAGAATCGCTAAGGCTGACACAGCCAACCACGCAGCCAGCGTATGGGTTAGTCCTCGGTGCGCGTTGCCGCCTAACCGAACACTGACCCAGCGCAAACCAGAACACACAGGGCGCCCAAGCGGACCAAGACACTTTGTCGCGATAGAATTATAGCTGTCAAGGTCAGGAAGCAGCGCGGCAACAGCAGTGATCAAAGTAAACGGAACGAGCACCGGCCATGATAGCCCGACGGCAACACCGACACCGAGGCCCGCAAGGACCCCGGACGTGCGGTGATTCCGCCCTAACATCGGGCACTCACATTATGTTTGATTTGGTCAACGGTGTACCAAATCTTACTGCCACGAGGGGTACCCTGCCATGTTCCGTTAGCGGCGTCACGCCAGCGTCGCAGCGTCTGGTACTTCACATCGACGATGCCTATTCCGCCGTCGCTGCTGCATTGCTTAAGCTCGTACAGTTGTTCTTGCTGAACAGGTTCAACAGGCGTAAACGAAGGCCGTTCGGTTGTTGCTTCCGGCGCTGCAAGAGCCTCCTCATGAGCTTCGTCCATCTTGATATAGATATTCTGAAAGACATCGGTGGACCGATCGCGCATCGTGTACAACACGCAACGACCTAAGATATCTTTCATCTTCGGTATGTCATTCTCCGAAAACCCGGTGATAGATTCCCACGCTTCGTGTGTAAAACGAGAGAAGATCACTGCGCCGTACTGACCCCGGGCCGCAGCGCCGCCGGTAGATCCCCGTCCGCTAGACACGCCGGCAACGGATGCGTGCTGGGACACCCGGATGATATTAATACCCAGTGAGCGGCCCTGCATCAACATGCTTTCTAGCTGCTGCTGCGCTGGAGCCTTGCCTTTGTCCTTATTGCTTTTTATCGATTCCCAGTACTCGTCGATCATCACATTAAAGGAGTTGCCCTCTTCGATGACCAACCAAATACGCGGGAACCGAGTAGGCTCGCCAAACGAGTTATCGTCGTGCTTCTTTCGCTCCTCAGCTATCCCAGCGACATGCGCGATAGTCTGCGTCATAGCAGCTGCACTACGAGAAATAGTAACTCGACTTATTCCGTTAAAGCAGTTCAACGACTGGCGCTTAGGGTCTAGCACGTAGATGTGTTCGACATTCTTGTACAAACCCTGAGCGATGAACCCCGCCAACATAGTTGACTTGGTCCCTCCTGTACCTACAGACATCAGGATGTGCGGCGCATCGGTGTCAAGATCGTTGATCACCGATTCACCTTTGCCGTTGATACCCAGCAGCAATTGCGAGTCACTAAGCTTCGCAGCTATCGGCTTAGCTTGCGCCCACGGGAACACCTCGGGGGGCTCAGGCAAGCGACGCCACGTTACCGTCGGCGGGTGATCGCTGAAATGCCAGGTAGCTTCGAAGTCCCATTTGTAATGGCGCTCCAGGATCGATGTGATATTCTCCTGCTTGGTGGGCGCGGCATCGAATTTATCCGGCAATCGAAGATGCATAAACTCGCCGGACACATCGTATTCGTAATATCCGCGACTGAGCTTAGGAATAACTTCCGATAGCTTATCGAATAGCGCGTCGGACTTTATATCGTGCTCTTCGTACATCTTGTTTTGCACGAAAGCGATGACATACCATGACGCAAATATAGCACCCAACGACATAGTTGAGCCCAGAGTAAGCACCGGGTCTGCGCCAAGACCATAAAAGAACGCCCCGGCTACGATGCTACAGAAGAAGTGATTAGCGAAACGCTGATACCCTGGTTTGTAGTGTCGGTCTCTAGCGGTGCCTTTTCTAGACAAGTCTTTAGTGCCGTAACTAAACCACGTCGCGTCGGTTTTGTTACTCGGCTTTCCTAGAAACCAAGCTATCGCTTTCTCTATCGGATTGTACTTCTTTTTGGTGACCGCTATCTTCCTCACGGCGCTGTGTCTTTCAGCGTCGCGTGGTCAACCCACGTGGTCTGCGCCTTACGTGCAGAACCGTAGATAGCTTTGCTCCCCAGCACACCCACAATAGCCACACCGAACAACGCAGCAGCTAGACTGGCGTTCGTTGCCCACAGGACTAGCTCGGTAACAGCGAACATACCGAACATAGCGGCACTCAACTTCTTATGCCGCTTGATGGCTTTCCATGCTCGTTGTGAGTTGCGCTTAGCCCGTGGGGGCACGCCGTGACGATCATGCGTCGGTATGCTTTCCATGTTGCCGTTCTTACCACGACGCGTGTAGCCGTGTATACGCACAGTCATTTCTTTTTCACAGACCTGTAAAGCGGCTCCCGAGGAGATAGCTTATTTAGTGCAACTACGACAACGGTACATAGTACGATTATTAACATGATATCGAAGATCATTGTCCCTCCCAAGACATGATTAAAACCAAGTCGCGCCTTTCATGTGCACCACCCCCGAGCTTGCTCATTCTTCGGTGCTCTGCTGACCACTTTATGTATTTGCTAAATGATCATCAAAAAACGTGGCCAGTCAACAAACCAGCAATAACAAGAATAACGAGAACCAACAAAGCGGCGTACAGAAGATTAGGCAACATGGTGTAACTCCTTACGAAAACAAGTCGTTAACAGAAGTGTCTTTAGCCGTCAAAGCCACTCGCGCTCTCGACACAAACGACAAACCAAGTTGGCTGGACAGCTTTATAAAAGACTCCGTGGCTGAATTGAATACCATGACAGCGGGGTTGCGAGCTTCGCGTTCGTTCTTATGATCGAACGCTTTAACGCCGTCTTCGCGGATGTTATCAGCAGCTCTTCGTGCCAGCGAGTAGTGCTCTAGCGCCAGCACCAGCGTAGGAAAGTCCATCGGCGAAACCATGCCGGCATCTTCCAACGGAACAATGATCTCGTCCCACAGCTTGGAAATATCCGGAGCCAGGTCAGCTGGCTTCTCTGGTGCCAATGGCTTAACCATCTCCGCAGCTGTACCAACGATAACCGGCGTAGAGTCGTCAGCTAGTTTTAGATTTCCTCTCACGCCCATAGCGTCATCTCTTTTCTTAGCGGCAAGGAGCTATGTGCGTCTTGCTCCAGTGATTAATCATTCTAGTAGCCATTTCGGCGGATATATCGCCGCACTCTGCTCCTCCTAAAGCCACGCGAATAAGCAAGGTTGCTTCCTCGTAGTTTAGCTGTCCATTAAAACAAAGCTGATAAGCTTGTTCTGCCGGGGAGAGCATAGGGTCGCCTTTACTGTTTTGACTCCAAACGCTAAACCAATAATCGCCTGGACGGTCAAACACCTTTCCCCGGTACCACGGGGTGCGGTCTATCATAGCGTTTACCTAGCGTTTACCCAGCGCAAGCTTTATGCCTTGCTCTAGTGTAATCTTCGGCTGATAGAAACTCAGCATCTTAGTAGGGTCGCACACTCTATAACGAACACCTGTAGGTGCCGTGGTAATATGCTTCAACTTGATATCTTGGTTACCTACTACCAAGTGTGCCAATTCATCAAAACTAGTAGGCCGCCCCCACCCTAGGTTAACGGGCCCAGGGACATCTTCGTTAACAGCCGTCATCACAGCATCGACGATATCTCGGATATGAATCCAATCACGTACTTGCTGCCCATCGCCCCAAATTTCAAACGGTGTTTCCTTTTTTTTAGCGCGGCTAATAAACGACGGGAAAGGATAATCCAGATCTTGGTCTGAGCCGTAGCCCGAGAAAGGGCGGAACACATGAACGCGTTGACCGACAGCTTCAGCGTGGCTCGCCAGCATCTCCCCGGACAGCTTTGACCATCCATATGTTAAATCAGGCGAGCGTATGTCATTCAAGTTGATATCTGATTCAACCAAGCGGTGTTGCGTGTACCGTTGCTGCAAGTGCACCGGGTACGCAGCCGACGACGAGAAATAGACAATCCGTCCTGGCTTTGTGCGCAGCGCCCATTGAAACATCTCGGCGTCGATAGCCAAGTCAACGGCAACCGACAGCGGCTCGCCTTCGATCTTCATGCGCCCGCCTACAACAGCGGCGAGATGAATAACTAGGTCAAACTTGCTGTCGTCTTTCCTAAAAAACTCACGAGCCTCTGTGCCTTGTTTGATATCTATCAGAGACATTCTGTTGTCGTCTTGCAGCTTGTCTTGGAAATAGCGGCCGACGAAACCATCGGAGCCTGTGATCAACACCCGACTCATGGCCGTGCTGCTAACCACACTTGGAATATAGAGACGTTGTTCTGAGCGACGATTTCAAAACCAGCTTGCTCTAGCAGCGCTCTATAACCTGCGTTGTCCCATGCCCACGTATGGAATTCGTAAGCGGGCCCAACGGTCTCAGACCACGGCGACGACGCGACGATAACCTTAGCCGGTATCGAACGTAGAAATCCGTGAGGATCTACCAAGTGTTCGAGCATCTCGGTAGCCAAGACCCCGGTGTGCTCGTTGTCAAACCAATCTGGTGGGTTCGCGACGATATCACGTACGCTGAGGTGCAGGCCACGATTAGCCAACGCCGCATCGACGTTAGTCTTCTGCAGGTCGTACCCCTCGAATTCGATAGGCAGGTCTGTCAGCGTGGACAACAGGCCGCCGTCACCAGCGCCCATATCGACGATACGCGATAGACCGTAGCTAGCTGCTGCTTGCCGTGCGTAGGCGCTAGCTTGCAGCAGCCTATCGCGGTGACCATACTCTTCTAGATGCGGCGCGTGTTCGCGTCCTTCGTACCACCCCGGCGTAGTACATTCCGGAATCGTACCCTCCTCAAAAAATCGAACCTCAACCACGGTGAAGCCTCCTCAGACTTACGAACACAACCAAATCTGATAGTTATAGTGGTGCCCTGTTACACGCAGCTCACTCAGAGAGCGCTTGGACCAATCAGCTGTTTCTAACATCTCCTCTATATCTTCGGTGCCCCAACTCCAGTAATGTTCTGGATTATTGTCATCAGCTTCGTCTATAGGCGTTGAAAGTACCAAGTGTTTAGCTTTTACTCTAAGCTGCGCTAGTACCTTGTCAGGGTTGTCTAGATGCTCTAGAGTTTCGGAGCAAATAAACATATCAACGTTAGGTATTTGCCTAATCGTTAATTCTATAGGACCCTGATAGGCGTAGCCCTCAGCGTAGTCACCGAAAAACTTAGTTTCTATACCCAAGGCGTTAAGAATAGCACCGTTGCCACACGACAGATCTGCCGCGCTAGAACAAGGATGCGCTTCCAGGTATTCTCTAATAAGCGCTAACGTGTAGCTGACCCGGGTAATGTGCTCAGCCCACGCCGTATGGTTGTGTGGGACAGGGTATAGCTCGTCTAGCTCAGCTGCGTCGTACCGCTCACGAAGACGTGTTCGCACGGATCTTCGCCACATCTAGCGCAAGCTGCCCTTGCAAATATTCTTGGTACAGGCGCCCATCGTGTGAGTACAGACTCGGCGCGTTCACTTCCTCGTACTGCGCATCGTTATCCGCTTTGCCGCACGACGGATGCAGGTGCTCGATGATGACACCAGGAAGATACTGCAACGACTCCAAGCGCTCGCCTAGTGCTCTCCAGAAATTGTCAAGATATAGATGGACGATTCCCGGAGGAACCATGTAGCCGATGCGCTGGACTATCACCGATTGCATAAACACGGCGGTGGGTAGGTTAACACCCTGCAACAGATCGTTGCCGTACGCGATCATAGAAACCTCTAGGGCTTCCTCCATGGCGTCGTCCCACGACTCCGTGCGCGGTAGGTGATCGTCACCCATGAAACCTAGGTTGTCGTACATAAAGCAGTTAGCGCGGGCGACTTGGTTCAGCGTGCCGCCTAGACGCAAGCGAGGGCCAACGTAGAGCGGGCAGCCCAGCGCTGAGTACTCCTTCAGCGTGGGGTCATCGTCGTCTACGCAGACTAGAAGATCAGCAGCGTTCGCTGTATCCTCCCACGCCTGCATAAGCCGGGCGATGCTCTTAGGCCGCCCTCTCGACGGCACTATTACTAGCAGACTCATTAGCTTCTCCTCTTACATAAAATTGCCAGGCTGAACTGTTGATCATCGGACACTCAGTTAGCCACAAGATAGGAAGCTCCTCAACATCCGACCAACCTGTCTTCTCCAGCATACGAACCACGGCGCCAGCGTGACAGTCCCAGTAGTGGCTCTCCCCGCCTTTATCGCCTTCGATGATGCAGCGGCCTATGTGCTCGCGTAGGTACGCCGAGATCAAGCCACGGTGGTACATCTCCTCGCCCTTGTAGACATCAGGGCCAACGACGTGAATCGTTCCTCCGGGCGCCATACGCTCACGCACACGACGCAAGAACACCTTGCCCTGCTTCGGCGTGATGTGTTCAAGGTAGTGGCCTACATATGCGCACTCTATGTCATGCAAGCTATCGGGAAACTCCTCGTTCAGATCGATAGCTAGGTCGCTAGGGCAGTACAGATCGACGTTGACCCAGGGCGGCGGGAACAGATGCTCGCCCGAGGCGAAGTGTACCTTCATAGCAAGTTTCTTTCAGGAGAATACAAAGCCACAATTTCTTCAGCCCAAGAAAGTTTATCGCTAACTCGCTGCCCCGATGGTTGGGACACCGACCATAGCTCTAAATTTTCTAGTCTGTTGTCGTCACGAACGCCGTTTAAATGGTGGACATTTTCGTGTGCCAACAACACTCTGTTTAAGTGTTTCTCCATAACAAGTCTATGCTCTAGTATGTAACTTTGTACATTGTTTGGATGTTCAGGTGCGTAAATTTGAATGTACCCACCTTTACTTTTTCGGCGTCCCCCGTGCCAGCGATGACTGTTAGCGCCTTTATAGTTCTTTTGCGCGCAAGTCACACAAAAATCAGAAACACGATGAATATTTACTTGGCACGTAGGGCAGGTTTTGCTTTTGGATTGCTCATTTTTACAGTCTAAACATTCAGTAGCATGTTTGTGTAAAAATTTATTCCCTTTTCGCATGCGTTCGCACGGCGTAGGTTTTTTGCACCTACCGCAAGTCAACTCTCTTTGCCTTACTGGACAGAAACAATTCATTATTTTTCCTATCTCTAGTAGGTGGTCCGAAATGCTAGAGACATCTCGGACCTTCGTAAGGAGCTACCTCACGAAACTTATCTACTTCCTAAACCACTAGTGTGGCTGGTATTTGGTGGCCACAGCCACGTCACAGCCGGATGGCAGGCGAACACACAGCCGGCGTAAATCAGCTTGCGGTACATCTGCGCATCCTCGCCGTTACCGATCTGCGCCTCTTGGAAGCCGCCGACATCTAGCATAGCTTGTGTACGAATTAGTGTCGTTATTGGCATAAAGTTTCCGGCTAGCTGAAGTTTTTCGTGGATAGGCGACCACTGCGTAACGAACAGAGCAGGGTCGAACATACGAGTATTGATGCCCTCCCACGCTGAGTACACGATGTCCGCTTTGTACGTCTCTTGCGTCTTGCACAACCCTCTGATATGATTCGGCAAAAGCATATCGTCCGAGTCCAGCCACGCCACAAAGTCGGTGGTCACTCGCTGCAAGGCACGGTTTCGCGTAGCGGCAGCGCCGGTGCGCTCGGGGTCGGGTTCGAGGATCAGCTCATCGGGCTGCCGCTTCTGTGCTTTGACAGAGTCGACGGCTCGTGCTAGTTGTCCGTTTTGTTCTCGTTCAGGATGGTATGGGACGACAACACTTACGGTAACCACAAGAGTCTCCTCACTCTGCGTCACTGCATAATCGGACATCCGTCCTTGTCCAGTTTGATGCATTTTGTCATAGATTTATTTGATCCAATGTACAAATTGTATACGCGTGGC